CGGTCGTCCAGCACCCCGCCAAACTCGCCCGTGTTGCTGCGCATGGCATCCAGATCTTGCTCGGCCATCTCAAGGGTGTAGCCCGGCTCACCTTGTTGTGGGCGCGATGGCTTGTTGGCAGCCGGAAGCGCCTTGACCTCTTGCACCTCCTTGGCCTCACCCACCACCTCGCCTGCCTGGCGCGCAACGGGTTCCTGGTCGTCCTTGCGGGCCTTGCCTTCGTCCCAGGCTGCGAGCCAGCGCGCCTTCTGGTCTTCGTTCAGGCCTGCGGGCGGGACCGGGGCCTCGCCGTTGGAGTGAGCAACCCGTCCAGCCTTCTCGGGGTCGGCTTTCGCGTACTCGGTGTTGAAGAACTCGACGCCCACAGCCGCGCGGGTCAGGTCGTTCAGGTCCAGGGTCTGGCGCACCGACAGGTTGTTGTTGCCGGCGAACTGCTCGCGCAGCTTGGTGAAGGCGCTCCAGCCACCTTCGCGCAAGGCGTCGCCCAGCGGCTTGGCCATGTCCTGCAGGGTCATCTGCTTGGCGGCCGGCGCGCTTGGCTTCGGTTCGGCTATAACGGGCTGGTTTTCGGCTGCGATCCTTGCCCGTACCGCCTCATCACCGCGCAGCATCACGCGCTTGACGCCCTTCAGTGGGTCGATGTCAGAGTCACGGTCCGCAACGATGCCGACAGTTTTCCTGCCTTCTTTGATCGGCCCTGTGACGGTGTAGGACTCGCCATCAACACTCACCTTGTCGCCAAGGCGGATGTCAGTAAGCGGCAAATCGCCGTCCTTTGCCTCTTTGCTCGGTCGCTGCGGCGCACGCTTGGCCATCTCCTTCTGGATGGTCTTGGCACGCTTGTGGTTCGGCCCGTAGAAGGCCTGGGCCTCCTTCAATTCCTCGTCCGTCATCTCGGGGACGGTCTTGGTCTTGAGGAACGCAGGCGTCTTCCCCTTCAGTGCTTCACCGATTCCTCGGTCAGCTGATCCGTCAGGTACAGCACCTGCGCGACCGACTCCAGCCCCATCTCGGCCAGCAGAAGTCCCGCCTCGCTCATCGACAGCCACTCCCCCATCAGCAGGGCTTCGTCCATCGCTGCCCAGGCTTCGGACAGCGTCAGGTGCCCCATCAGCACCAGTTCGTTCAGCGGACCCGACAGTTTCGCCACCTCGGACATCGTCTGCTTCTCCTTGGGTTTGAACAGCCCAACCACCTTCGACGGGGACCACGTCACCGCCGACGCGGCGCTGCTCGAGCACGGCCGCGCGCTGGTTCTTGAAGGGCTCACCGTTGGGGCGGTAGACAAGGCGCGGCACAGGGCCTGCGGCAGGCCGTTGGCGCGCGGGCCGTTCAGCTGGTGTCAGCACCCCATCGCCCACCATCACACCTGGGCCTGCGCCACGCATCGTGTCGCGCGGCGTCATGGCGTCCATGCCGGGGCCACCCTGCGGGCGATCCTTCTTTGCTGCTGCAGCTTGTCGGGTGTTGATCCGGTCGGCGTTCGTCTCAGGCGCCACGTTGCCCGCGGCATCTGCGCGGAACACACCGGTCTGCTCGGTGTCCAGTCCGATCTGAGGCACTCCGACATCAGCACCGATGCGCTCCGGCGCCGAGTACGCGCCAGCGCCGAGGCCTCCGGGCTGCCCCATCGGCGTCAGGCGCGACCGAGAGACGATCTCTTCCGCCACCGCGAGCATGTTTTCTCGCGTCTGGTCGGGGATCTGCCCAGGGCGGTCGGCCTGGTTCAGGTAGTAGAGCACCTCATCGAGAGCCGACTGGCCGAACTTCTCCCGGATGGCTTGGCGGTTCCCCTCGTCAGCGATGGTTTCCCGCGTCGCCATGATCCGGTCCGCGAGCGCATCAAACGGCTGCTCGCTCTGCGCAAGCGGGTCGACGCCAGGCGCTCCCATTGCTGGGGCCCCTGCGGCATTGGCGTATGCGGACGGCCCCTTGTCCATGAACCCGGCCTGCTTCAACGCCTTCATGTCGGCGTCGCCCTGGGCCATGATCCCGTCCATGGCGTGGTTGTACTGGCCTTCGCTCAGACCAGGTGCTGGATTGCCGGATTGCATGGCTGCGGCCTCGGTATCCATCCGGTCAAGCGCCAAGTTGGCACCACGGGACAGGGGGCCGTTGTTGGGCAGGCGCGGACGCGCCACCACGCCAGCGGCACCGCCCATGGCAGCACCCGTCAGGGCACCCAGAACGGCGGCTTGGTCCACCCCCTCGTCGATCGGCTTACCAAGCGCCAAGTTCTGCAGCGCCTGCTCCTGAACAGACTGCGGCAGTTCTTCCAGCAAGCCTTCCGAAACGGCCCCCTCGAGCGTGCTGCGGACGATGCCCTTGCGCACCCCCGCATCAAGCGACCCTTGAGCGAGCATCGTGTCGACGTCGCTGATGCCAAGTTTCTTGGCCACCTTGCCGCCCAAAGCGCCCAGGCCAGCAGTCAGCGCACCAATGGTGCCTGCAATGGCCGCCTGCTCGCCCGTCAGCAGGCCGTCCTGGGTTTGCTGGCGGATCTGCTCGGCAGAAGATCCAGCGGAGACGATGCCTTCACCCGCAGCTGCCGCAGCCAAGACCCCCACACGCGGGGCAACGCGCATCACCCCCTGAGCCACCGCACCGCCACCACCCATCAGCGGAACCGACTCCGCAACCGCCAGGGGAATCACGGATGGGTTGTCGATGACCGCGCCCAGCGTGCCCATGACGCCTTCGGCCTTCTGGACGTTCCCCAGGGCCTGTTTCGTCTGGTCGGTGTACTGCTCATCCAGGATGGCCTTGGCCTCGGCTGGGCGAAAGCCCACCTCTTCGAGCGCCTTGCCCGCACGGCCACCGCTGACCATGTCGGCCAGACCCACGGCAGCCTCGGGAACTGCAATCGCGCCCTTGAGCGCGGAGATGCCAAGATCCTTGGCCCAGCCTGCCGCACCGCGGCCCGTCATGGGCGCCTGCGCCGGCTGCTCAAGCGTGACACCAAGCCCCTGAGCGACTTGCTCGCGCGTCAGATCCGGGTAGTCCAACTGGTGGATCATGTCCACCACCTGGGAGTCAGTGAGGGTGCTCCACTCCGGGCGGGCCTGCTTGATCTGATTGATGTCCATGAGGCGATTGGCTTGTGGTCTGAGGTGTGACCACCAGCCTATTGATCGCCTTCATGGGTGCAATGTCAGACCTTCTCGGCGAGCAACTTCTTGATCCGCTGCTTGGTTGCCTCGGACAACCTCGAGCCGTTTTGCTTCAGGTGTGCCTCGAGTGGAGCCAGTGCGCCGCTGCGGATCAGGTTTTCCGCTTCTCTCTCGGCGGCTGCATTGGTCGATGCTTCACCATCCGGGATCAGCGCTCCCAGTTGCTGCAAGATTCCGGGCCCCTTGCGCTCAGGAACTGACGAATCAGCCACCTTCTGCGCCTTTGGCTGTTGCGCCGGCTTGGATGGCTCTTTGGGCTGACCTTCAGGCGGGCGAGCAACCTGGCCGCGCTCCGACATTGGAAGGCGTCCGATTTCCTGCTTGAGCGACTCGACGTTGGCGTTCTCTCTCTTCCACTCGTCGGAGCCTGGCGCAGCGGAGGCCATGGCTTCCTGCGCCTTCTTGAGCTCAGCATTGATGATCCTGAAGCGATCTGACCCGCCGCCCTGCCCGCTTTCAGGCATCGGCGCACCGCTCTGGCCCTGCGAAGCCGGTTGACCGCCAACCTTGCCGCGGATGCCATATGGATCCGATTTCGGTTGCTGGCCACCGCTGGCGTCCGCAGAACGGTAACGGTCAAGAATGCCCTGGGCCTTGCGCAGCGCGATCTCTCGGCGCTGCAGGAGCGCCAATTGAGATGGGTTCTTGGATGGCTCCCAAGTACCGTCAGCCTCCGCGCGCATGATGTTCTCGTTGATCTTCTGCGCCTCGGACTTGTGCAAGTCGAACTCTTCCTTGTCGACCTCGCTCATCTTGTCGCGGCCTGCGCCACCTTTGCCGGTCTTGCCGTACCCGTTCTCGTAGGTGTCGGCCCGGTCTCGGGCGACTTTGAGCATCCCATCCTTGTAGTCGCGCTGGATGTCCACGCCCTGTTGGGCCACGCTGATCCGCTTGCCTTGCTCAAACTGCTTGTCGGCGATTTCGTCGCGCGACTGCGCCGACATCTGGGCGATCAACTGGATGGATCGCGCGCTGGGCGCCACCGGCTTTCCTTCTGCGTCAATCACCTCGAAGTCAACCACCTTGCGGCCGTTGGGGAGCTCGAATGTCGTCCAGCGCCCCTTTTGCCCCTCGCCAATCGTGACCTTGCCGCCGACCGCGTTGAACTTCTTGACGTCGTCCGGGTTGAAGTCGAACACACCGGCCTTGCCGGCCTCTACGTCCTCGATGCGCGGAGCACGCACCATGTTGGAGTCGATGAACTCTGAGACCCCCTCAGCCTTCATGGCGTCGGCCAGCTTCTTGGAGAACGCCTGGTGCTTCATGGCACGTTCATCAAGCTCGAGGGCGGCATCTGGTCGGCCTTGGCCGATCAACGCACCCATCTGGCGCTGAATCTTCGCCTGGGGCGTGTTCTGCTGGTCTGCCGCCGTCTGGGCTTCACCCTCGGTGCCGTAGGCCTGTTTGCCGACCATCACGGCAGATGGCCCCATGCCGCCTGCTGCCTCCTTGATGACGGGCTCCACATCGGCGCCAGCGTCTCGCAGCGCTTGCTCATCGGCGCGCTTTTGGCGGCCAGCTGAGCGATCCTCTTGAACCTTCTCGTTGAGGTTCTTCAAGCCCATGCCGGCCAAGCCGAGTGCAATCAGTGGCAACGCCATCACAAAACTCCTTGCGCTGCCATCCGGCCTGCGCCAATCTGCTTGACAGCGCCCTTGATGGCCTTGACTTCTTTGGCAAGTCCTTGGATGCCAGCCATCAGCACGCCGTTCATGGAAATCGGGTCGATGGCGCGGCCACCAGGCGCGACCTCATCGCCCATGTTCTTCTGCACGTCTTGGGCCATGGGGCCATCGTGAGGAATCCTCCCGTCGTCCGGCCCACCCTTCTCGGGGCTATAGGTCCAGTCCTCATGGACAGGTGTGTCCAGGATCGCGCCCAGCGCCTTGGCGGGGCTCATCTTCTTGCCGGTGCCGTCCTTGACCTTCTCGTCAGACATGAATGCGGCCAGACCCGATGCAGAAGAGCCACCAGCACCGTTGGACGAAGAACCCGAACCGTTGACCATTGACTGAACGAACTGCATGTTCTGCCCACGAGTCGCCGACTCAATGCCGGCAGCGGCGTTGTAGAGACTGCCGGCCGATGCGTTACCGCCAATGGCTTGCTGGATGCCGGACTGGACAGACTGGGTGGCTTGGTTGCCGATCGAGACTGGAACCTGCGCATTGCCAACGCTCGAGTTCCCTGCGTTGAGCGCCACGCCTGCGCTCGTGGCTTGGCTGCTGGCCAGACCTCGGCCCAGGTTCGCTGCGTCCATCTTGCGGGCGTAGCCCTGGAGTTCCACATCCTCTCGGGCCTTGTTTGCTGCCGCCGCCGCTGCCGCCCCCCCCTGCACAGCCATGGCCGACTCTTGGGCGATCATGTTCCCGCTGCCGAGGTCAACCCCTCGCGCCGCCATGCGCTCTCGCATCGCCGTGCGGGCGTTGTCAACCTGAGTGTTGACCCCAGCGACGGCCTGGCCAGCCTTCTGCTCACGCCGGGCCGTGGTGTCGTACTCTTCGGCAGCCTTGACGATGCCCTGCTCCAGAGGGCGGAAGGTGCCCTTCTGGTAGTCGTAGTAGTCCTTGGAGATATCCGCGTTCTGCTGGGCAATGTCGAACTGCTGGTTCGCAGTCTTCATTGCCATGTCGATCGCGGCCTGGCGAGCGGGAGCCTCTTCGGCATAACGCTGCTTGGCCCAATCCAGCGCCTCTTTGCTCAGGGCAGCATTGGACCGGGCAGCGTCGTTCACGCCGCTGTTGTCCGGCCCATCGCCAAAAACCATATCAACAACGCCGCCCATCACAACTCCTTGACGCCAATGGCGCTTTGTTGGTACTCGGGGAAGTGCCGAAGCCACCCGCGACGGCCGATCCAGGCGATTCGATTCGATCCGACTGACCTGGCTTCGTCTTCGATCATCTTGACCAGCGCCGGGCAATCCGTGAGATCACCAGTCATGGCCACGATGGTCGTGACCTTGTACCCATGGATGCCTGAATGAGCCACCAAGGCGCACGCCATGCCGATGCAGCGAAGATCAATTGCCCCAGTCCTGTATCGATCCCTGACCGACTCCCATGGGACAGGCAGCGGAGCCGCATCCCCCATGGCTGTACGCAGGCCTTCCAAGAAGGGGCCTGCGTCATCATCAAGATTTCGGACTGAGCTCATTCGCCCATGATGTTCATGGACAGGAAGTCTTCAATGTCAGGCCCTGGATAGCCTGCGAATGATGATGTTGAGCCGGCTGATGACGTCTTGCAGGGTCGCATCGGGCTGCAACTCCACCAGTTCCTCTGCGCCTGATGTGGCCCCGATCAACTCGTTGATGTTGCTCGCCACTGCGCGCATGGGGCCGTCGATGCGCTGATCGCCGGTCCTGGTCGGCTGAACTGGTGTCTGCTTGCCACTCACATCCGCCCCTTGAGCTCGCGCAATGAGGTGGCCACGGAAAACCCGCGAACGGGGATGTTGGTCGACATGGCGTAGTAGTAGGAGGATTCCTTGAACCCACCAGGCAACCTGAAAGGTTCATCGTTGAGCACTCTGGTGCTGTACAGGATCTCGCCATCCTGCCGAATGATGGAGAAAACCACCTGGGGCACAGACTCAGCATCCACTCGTCTGATCCGCGAGCACCCAACAGCCAATGCGCCAATGGGCGCGCCGCCAAGGTATCCGCCCGCCCTCCATGGGCTGGCCAGGATGATTTCATTGGCGGACAGGTCGACCAGCCCCTGACTGGACGCCACTTCATCAAATGCACCGTCAACCTTGGCAACAGCCATGTTCAGCGGGGCGGGGAACTGCCACAGCTTGGACACCCATGAGCATGTCATGAGAGAGGCCTGTTCATTGCCCCACAACTGCACGTCCCTCCCCTTGGCAAGGTACAGGCGTCCATCAATCCTGGAGACATGCAAGGCGTCAGGCTGAACGTCGACGTTCTCGATCGCGTTCTTGTCTGCCAGGTTGAAGCGCAACATCCGCCTGTTGCCTTCCTCGTCCTGGTATGAGCAGGCATAGATGCCGTTGTGAACAACGGCGACCATGCTCGAAGGCTGCAGCTTGTTCCATTCCTGGATGCGGAACACTGGCGCTGACAGGGGTGTGACGCCGCTCGGCGTGGCCAAGTACCAGCCGTCGATGGACGGGAACACACATCCGCCGTCTACTTGCGCGACCGCGCGCTTCGCTACGCATCGCTGCGAGCCAATCGGATCAGGCGCGGCCGAATCCGGAGTGGGTGCGCTGTAGTACCGCACATCTTCATCGGTCAAGACGATGACGCCCATGCCAGCAACGGCCAGCGCAACACCGTCCGCCGACATCGCGTAGCGCAACCTGGTCGGATACGAGTGCGGCTTGCCGATCTCGGAGAAGCACAGTTCATTGCCAGCCAGCATCGCCATGCTGCTGTTCGGCAAAACGACAAGGCTGTGCCCATTCTTCGGTGGGATGTTGACCTCGAGCGAATCCAGGGTGATTGCCAGATCAGTGCTGGCCGTCGAATCAGCGTAGGTCGTCTGTGCCGGGTCCGTGATGACCATGCCGGCGCTGCGCCGGTAGGCGGCATCTGTTCCTGTCGTGCGGTAGATGCAGCGGACCATCCCAGTGGTGTTGTGCTCGGCCACGCGCGCCCACGTCCCACCTGTGCCCGAATCGTTTGGCGTCACTACGTCGAATGTGACTGTTGAGGCACCAACGCTCTTGAGCACCTTCTTGCCGTTCAAGGCAGCGTTTCCAGTTCCAGCAATGACAGTCTCTTCGCCAGCGAACAGGCCGAACGTGCTGGGTAGCGTCAACGTCGCCACGTTGCCACTCACCACCCAGGACGTGACCGAACCGGAGTTCGGTGGCGGGGTGTCAAGGCCGCTGAGGTTCCATGTGCCGGATCCGTCACCACTGGCCACTGCGACCGGGCTGGGCCCTGACTCTTCGCCCAGGGCAGTTTTTAGGGTGTAGACGTAGGCGCGAGACACCGTCGTCCCACCAGATGGGGCAGAGATGGTCGGCGCGGTCTTGGGGGACGGGACACCCAGCACAAACACCTTGAACGGGTACGGGCCAGGGCCGGAGATGGCGTCCGAGTAGGTCGTCATCCTCGGCTCACCGTCGCCAGTCAAATAGAGACGGCCTTGGCTGTCCTGCGCAATCGGGGAGCGCGCAACGTCCACAACCACCGGCCAGGTCAGCCAGTATGTGTTGTCTCCACGCTCCAGGTGATAGATGGTCTGGATGGCATCAGTCAGCGACGTGTACGTCGTCGAAACCTTGCGATAGGGCTCAACCAGCCCGCGAGACGTGTCGACATTCACGGAATCAGACGCGAACTGCTCGCCCAAGTTCCGGTCATCTTGACGCGGAACCTCGGCAAAGAACGGGCCGACTGCGATCCTGGTCATGGCGTCACTTTGAGAAGTTGAACTTCAGGCCAAAAGCGCCATACGGCCGCCAGCCTGCGTAGAAGTTGCACCAGCCGCGGTAGCTGACGAAAGGGAGCCACAGCCATCCGCAGCGCAGTGCATGGAAAGTCCAACCCGGCGACCCCCATTCGCGCGTCGAGTAGAACGTGCGATAACGGTCAGCCACACCGATGACGTAGAAGAACAGGTTGTGGAGTGGGTTTCGAAACCACCAGATCACGGCCAACTTCCAAGTCTTGGCACGGCCTGCGCGCCACTTGTCGTCACCGTAGATGCCGTCGTCATCGTTTCCGAACAGTGCCCACAGAAGGCGGAACCAGCGCAAAACCCAAGGCGTGCTCACGTTGCGGCGTGGGGGGAAGTCTTCTCGGAGCATGTTTATCCTCAGAACTTGATGCAGTAGAGCAGCGCGACGTTGCGCGGGCGTGCGTCGCCAGGTGTCACGGTCACCGTTCCGTCGCCTTCACCGTTGCTGACTATCACCTGCCCGCTGTTAAAGTTGATGGCAGTGACTGACCGGAAGCTGCCGCCTTGGCCGTCACCGTCGTCTGGATCCGCGTTCACATAGAAAGAACCAGCGTAAGCAGACTGTGCGGACCCCGATGTACGGCCTGAGTCGACCCCTCGACCATCATCCCAGCCCCGGACGAACTCGCCACGCAGGTCGGGAAGATTGAAGGTCGTGGAGCCGTCGCCGGTGCCGTAGGTGGTTCCGATGGCTGCAAAAAGAGCAGCGTATGTGGTGCGCGAGACGGCCGCACCGTTGGCCTTGAGCCAACCGGTCGGGGCGGTGGACATGGCGAAAGCCTGCACTGATCCAGCAACTATGACGGAAGCGACAGCCTCATCCAACTGCTGTTTCGGAATGGCTTGAAGGGAGGCCGTCGCGTTTCCTGGAAGAGTCTGAGCCCCAGTAAATGTGTTGGCCCCGGTTGACGCCTTGCCATCCAGCGCAGTTGCCACATCAGCCGCGCTGGCTTTCTCAGAGTCGAGTTCCTGGAGTGCTGCTTGGACTGTCCCAGCAGAGATCCCGCCTGCCGGCGTCACGCTGATCGCCGTGGCCGCGTGCGCGCCAGTTCCGACACTCGGGTGAGCGATGCTTGACGCCAAGTCGGCAGCCGTCATGCGCAACTCAACCAGTGAGCCCGCCACGAAAGATCGCGCTGGGAACTTCGTCGCATCCTCGGTCGCACGCTCGGTGATCGTCAGCAGGCTTTGCCCGACCGCGCGCTGCACGCGCATGTATTCCAGGTTCCCGCTGGAATCCTCGAGCGCAACCTTGAACCAGTCCGCACCGGTAGCCACGGGGAACAGGGCCTGGTCCGCTGGGTTGATCTGCAGCTGAGTCGAACTGCTGGTGATGGACGCCGTCAGGGTGGACCGTGCGGCGTTGGCAAAAAGCTGGGCCATGTCGATCCTCAGTAGAAGTGCCCACGCACGCGCATGGGCTGGCTTGAGTGGTTGCGCGTCCGCTTGGATCGCGCGTCAGCGATGCAGTCCTGAAAGCGCGCCAGCATCGTCCCGGACTTCTCGGGGTTCGTGTAGGGCTTTTCAGCGTGCTCGCACAGCTTGGCAATGGCGCCCCAGGCGATGTGGGCGCTGAACGAGTCGAAGAGTTCGTCGTTCAGGCCTGTTGCTGCCTTGGTCAGAGACAACGAGACTTTGGCCTTGAGGATCCTGTCAGGCGCTGGCGCGTCCGGCCCGATCTGGATGACCTTCATGTCAGGAAGGCTCAGCTTGTAGGCGGCGCCTACCTCACCAAGCGCCACGCCTTCGATGCTCAACGGCTCGGCATCAAGCGTGCCTTCATGCAACTTCACCATGCGGGCGCCTGCTGGCAAGATCGGCGCGTAGTCGGTCTGGCCTGTGGCTGTGACCATGGCCGGCGTGACATACCGCCACGCGTAGGATTTCTCGAAGAACTCTTCGGCAGCGTTGCGGATCTCGTCTTCTGCGACTAGGTCAGGGCAGCCCGGGCAATGGGGCAGCACAAGCGGCAGGAACTGGTCCCAGGGCTTCATTGCGACACGTCCTTGCGTTGGGTCTTGGCCTTCTCGGGCTTGGCGCTGAGCTCGGCGGCGGTGCGCCCTGTCAGCTGTTGCACCATGAGGCTGTACATACCCTGGGCGAGCGATTCCATGGCCGCGTCTTCCGAGTCGCGCAGGTAGGCGCGGTGGATGATGTAGGACACCAGCGGGCCCTTGTACATATCGTCCAGGCTGATCGCGGCCTCTTCTGTCAGGACATCAGCAGGAGGCACAGAGATGAGCAGCCGAAGCGCGGCAAAAGCCGTGGCGGGAGGCCACACCTCGAAGCGCTTGGGGTCGCGCTCGTCATAGGTCCAGGCCTTGACCGTGGCGCTTGACGGGTCCGTTCGCCAGGAAGGGCGCTGGTCGTCCAGCGAATCGCGCTTGGCCAGCTTGCAGGCACGGCCACTCACGTTGCACTTGACATCCATCAAGCGGATGGCCTGGGCCGGTAGCGTTTGCAGGAACCCAGCAGTCAAGGTGTGATTGACCAGCGCCGTGCTGGCGTCAGGCCTGTACAGCAGGATTTCGCGCTGCCCGTCGTTCAGGTAGCCAAGCAGGTCCGCCCGGGGCCATCGAACCCCGGCGTCATCGTGCAGCACCTCGACGGCGCTGTCGATCACCTGCTTGGCCGTCGTTGCCACGATCAGGCCTCGTCTTCGCCAGCCTTGACGGCAGCCTCATGAACCGCTTGGCGCAGCTTGTCGCCACGGGCACGCAGGTCCACTTCCAGACCGTTGGCCTTGGCGAACGCCTTGACCTCGTCATCGGTCATGGCGCCCAGGTCGACGCGGGTTTCGCCGTTGACCAGGATGAACTTGCTGGGCTCACCCGCAGGGGCTTTCTCGGTCGCAGCAGCCTTTGCAGGCTCTTCGCCGAACACCTTGAACGCTTCCGGGGTCTTGAGGAAGAACTTCTCGGCGTGCGCGTCATCGACTTCACACACCACATGGCCGTTCTCGTCAGGCGCAAACTTGTAGGCCACGGCCCCGATGGTGTGGGTGACGGTGGCCTTGCGGCGAAAGGCATGGATCAGCATGGTGGTGCTCTTTCAGGTTGTGGGAGATCAGGCGGCAAAAAGGGGGAGAGCCGAAGCCCTCCCCAACTCACCACCACGGAGAGATCAGGCCTGCAGGTCGAAGACGGCCACGCCGACCTTGCCCGAGCCGGCATAGGTGGCCGCGGCGGTCGTGATCTTCATGGCGATGCGGCGATCAGCGCTCGAGCTGGACTCGAAATGCGCCGAGTTGGCGGCACGGTAAACGCCAGCTGCTTGACCGGTCGTGATGCCGGAGGCGTAGACCGTGGCCAGGTCGGTGCCAGCGGCATTGAGCTCACCGATGGACCAGGCGAAGGCCGGCGAGCCGCCGCTGTCTACGTCGGGCAGGACCACCTTGTAGTCCACGCAGCGCACGCCAGCGGGGATGGTGGTCAGACGGATCAGATCGTTGGCTGCGAAGGCCGTCGACGGGAGTTCGATGTCGACGTGGGCGCCGCACACTTCGGCCGCGTCGGGGGTGTACATGGGCTTGATGCCGTCGTACTGCTTGGTGTTGATGCTGGGCATTTCTTGCTCCTACAGATTCGGGTTGGGCAGGTGTCCACCCGGGCCGAAGCCCGGGCACGCCGTCATCAGGCGTTCGGATCCTTGCAGTAGGTGTCCAGGGCGATCACGCCGAAGTCGCGCGTGACCAGGCTGTCCTTGGACTTGTAGGTGGCCTTCTTGACACCGAAGATCGAGTTGGTGCCGATCTTCACGGCGTTGCCGTGGTCCTTGACTTCCTCGGTCCAGTCGAAGCGCAGGCCGTTGCCGTTGGAGCCGAAGGCGATGAAGGCAGCCTGAGCGCCCAGGAACAGCGCCCGTGCAGCCGGCACGTTGCCACCAGCGCCGTAGTCGCTGAAGCGCAGCACGTTGCGGTGCTGGTGAATGATCGTGCTGGCGTACATGCCATCGGAGCTGTCGAAAATCGGGTTCTTGCGGCCTTCGGCGGCGGCGGCGGCCTTCTGGATGTCCAGCCACTGGCCGGTGGCCGTGTTGGACTTCATGGCGTCGAACTGCCAGGGGTGCATCAGGGCAACGTAGTGCTCACCGCCTTCGATCTCGATGGGCAGCATCGAGATATCGTCGGTGGTGTCGCCACCCATGGTGCGAGCCTTTGCAACAGCACGGTCAATCAGGCGCAGGTCGAAACCGTCGTCGGTGGCGATGTCTGCCTTGGCCGTCGCGTTGCCGCCGTACATCTGGTGGCCAGCGTCTGGTGCAGTCACGCCGTTGATGCCGAACATGCTGTTGTTGCGCTTCCAGACGAAGCCCTGATCGATCTGCGGCTGGGCGCCCGACAGGTAGATGAAGAAGAGCTCGTCGAACAGGCGCTTCCACCAGTCGGTGGCGGCCCGCTTGGCATCCTGGCGGATGTCGCGCAGGGTGCGCTTGCGGGTCATGCGGCCACCGAGGTCAACGCCACCGCGAACCTGGTCGATGCGCAGGCGGTCGGTGTAGTACTTCAGGGGCTGCTCTTTGCCGTCCAGGGTTTCGTCGCCGATGACCGGCTCCATGGACATGGGCATCAGCAGGTCGACGGTGATTTCGTCACCGGCGTCCGACTGCAGGTCCATCAGCAACTGGATGGGCAGGCGGGAGTTCTTGCCTTCACCCATCATCTTGCGGGTGAAGTACGAGGACTTGTTGACAGCGGCAGCCAGCAACAGGCTCCACTTCTTGACGGCTTGAGGGTCATTGACCCCAACAACGGTACGCATGGACACACTCCTTCAACGGTGTTGACGGAGCGCGTCCTGCGCTCAATGCGGATTCCATCCGCTATGGGACAAAGGTGTCAGGCCTTTGCGGTTTCCGGTTTGGCTTGCGCCTGGGCGGACCTGCTCAGCTTGACACCCTCATCGACTTCGATGATGAGGCGGGCCCGGTTCCGGCCCGACTTCTCTTCAACCCGAACGCTGGCGACGTTTCCGATGGCGATGCGCTCGCCGACCTTCACGTCCATGACAACTCGGTTTTTCACTCGGCTGCTTCCCAGCGTTCTTGCTGATCTGGTGTCAATCTAGCCACTGCGCGCTCCAGTGCAATGCCAGAAAGTCCATCCAAGTGAGAAAACTCATCTGAATTGACAGACGGGGTTCCTGCAGACGGGCCCCGGCCAACGGTGGGAGGCACTTTCGACAGGTCGGGCGTGCGGTTGCGGGCGACCTCGGCGGCCTTGTTCGGCTTGCCGTCCTTGCCGGTGTCGTCGCCACCGGCCTTCTGCGCCGGGATCTTGAACTTGGCCGCTGTGACCATGTGGGCATTGCCCAAGATCTCGCGCCACAGTTCCGGGCCTTCTTCACCTTCAGCTGTCTGAGACAGCGCCTTGATGGTCTTGTCCAGGTGCTGCAGTGCGCCCTTGTTCGCGTCGGCCTTGTAGTCAAAGCCGGACTTCTTGATGTCGGAGAAGAAGCCGTCCAGGGTCTTGCGGTACTCGCGCTGCAGCTGCTGGGTCGTCATGTCGGCCGACACCTCGGCGCGGATGCGGGCGCTGTTGACCTTGTCGCGCTCTTGCTCGATGCGATCCAGTTCGGCGTCGTACTGGTCTTCGCTGAGCTCTCCTTCCTCGTACTTGCGGCGAGCATCGCGGCGGGCCTGGGCCAAGTCCTTCAGCTGCTGATCCAGGTTTTCGCCCCCTTGGGCCTGGTAGATGGGCTCCACCCTGGCGGTGGCGGCTGGCTGATCTTCGCCAGCGCCGGAACCAGGCTCGGCCGCAGAACCGGTTGCGTCACCTTGCTGGCCGTCATCATCGCCAGTGGCGCCGTCGTCACCGGAGCCCGCTGCATCGCCGTGGTCAGCATCGGCGCCATCCAGTTCAGCAAGCTGCTCTCGTTCTTCAGCGGTCAGGCCGGAGAGGTCGTCGTTGTCGGTCGTGTCTTGGGTGCCCATTTCGTCTTCCTTCGTGGTGGTTCTGCCCTTTCGGGCCTCATTGCGGCATCACGCCATCGTTCTGCATCGTCTCGATGCCAGCTGCTGCGCCATCGCCCTGCATGAGTTCAGGAGGTGGCTGCATGGGGACTGCCTGTGCAGGCGCTGGGATGTTCGGGTCTTGCCCGCCCTGATCCTGGAAGCCTGCGCCCTTGGCGATTTCGTCGGCAACCGGTGCCACACCAGGAACCGTGGCCACGATCTGGGCGGCTTGGAGCGCGCTGTACATGGACTCGATGAGGCTCTTGACCTTCTTGGCGTCCATGTCCGACACCCGGGCCTTGATTTCGGCGATCTCGGCCAGCACGCGCTCCATGGCGAGCTGCTGCTCGAGTTGGGCCTGCTTCTGCTTTTCTTGCTGGGCGGCCTGCTCTTCCGGCGTCGGGTTCTTGGAGGGGTCGCGCTTGCCGTTGAACTCGCGCACGCGGGCGACAACCTCTTCTTTCATCGGCAGGTCAAACTGCTCGACGATCAGATCCAGCATGTTCACAATGGCTTGCGGGGCCACGGGAGCGATGACCTTCATCATTTCCATGAACTGCTCAAGCGCCGCGGCCTGCAGGTTCGCGCGCCAGTCCTGCTCGGAGACGATGAAATCCGCCTGCGTGGCTGTGATGTCGTTGAGCACTTCACCGGTGTCGGGGTTGATCTCGTTGACGGTCAGCCACTCGACAGGCTTGTGCTGCCCCACGATGCGGATGACGCGCTGCTGCGTCATGAACTGGGCGATGTTGCTCAGGCGGATCTGCCCGGCGATCTGGATGGAGATGCGCAGGCTCTCGAAGAGCTCGGCCGTGGTTGTGCCACCCTGGCTCTGCTTGGCGATGATGGCCTTGCCGCTGGTGGCATTCGTGTCGCGTCCGAGGTTCTCCTGCGTCACGCCCGACACGTTCTGCAGGTGCATGCGCGAACGGTCGGCCAGCTGAAGGCTGACGTTCACGTCCGTGGTGTTCTCGACAGGCCGGATGTCCTTGTTGGAGTTCTTCTCGATCCAAGCATCCGGGCGCGCGATCTCTGCGCGGGCCTCGTCGACGTCGTCCACGGCGCCCTTGTCGGCGATCACCCGATTGGATGATGCCGCCCAGATGGCCTTGGACATGCGCTTGTTCAGATCCTTCTGGGCGTCACGCATGCCGCGCCAGACGCCGTAGCACATGCCATCGCCACGGCGGCGGTAGGCATACACAGGGATCAGAGGGAACTTGTTGTGCTTGAACGGGCTGGGGCCGTCCCAAAGCGGTGCGGCCTCGGTGCAGATCATGACCCGCATGCGCCAGGCCACTGTCTGGTACAGGGGCCAACCTTCGGCCATGGCCGCTTTCGCACGCTGGTCGCGCTCATCGGCGATCTTGCCCATCATCGGGCCGCCACTGAACACCTTGACCGTCTCGGGCACCTTGTACCAGGCCTCGATCAGGTCCACAGCGGTGCGCCGGCCCATGTCTGCCTGGGAAGTGCCAACGTAGGCGCCGCGGTCACGCTGGCCCATGGGCATGCGCAGCGAATAGTCGTAGTCGTGGGCAGCGGTCAGGCGCTCGCCCAAGTACCAGCGCTCGGTGAGCTCGTCCGTGTCCTCGGCGTCGCGCGTGTAGCTGGAACCCAGCAAGAGGTCACGGCAGTCCGGCATCAGCGCGATGGCGTAGTCCAGATCGAGTTTCTTGCGGCGGAAAATGTACCGGCCATCCTTGTTGTAGTCGATGTCCCGGCTGCGGGAATCTCGGATGACGTTGCGCCAGTCCTCAGAGCCGGAGTAGATCAACTCCTGGTCAGGCTCGATGTTGATGGACTCTTCCAAGTAGCCCAGGCCAGCGACGACAGACTGCTTGAACGACAGCGACCGATGGAAGCGCGCCATGTTCACGTCGTCGGTGTACTTGACCGTCTTGGTGATGACCTCGGCACCCTTCTCGTCGCTTTGCTCGCGGGGGAGGATCTTGTAGTCCACCCGGTTGCGCTTCTCGGTGCCAGTGATCCACTCGACCGACAGCCGGCCCTCGTTGTAGACCAGCGCGCCCTGGCCACGGTCGGCAAGCTCTTGG